CAAGCCGTCGAGATCGCCAAAACCCTGAATGCGTCGCGCACCTGCAGCTTGCGGACTGTTGTCGCTGGGATGAACGTTTCGGGCGCTGTTGAGTGCGGCCCGGATAAAGCTGCGTCCCATTTGCCCCCAGGCGGGTCCCTTGTTGGAATGCAGACCCACGTTGGACCACATCTTGCGTTTTGCAAAGGGTCCGGCAGTGACAACAAATTCACAGGACAAGTACACCGCACCCGTGTCGAATGACTGCGTGGCATAGCCACCAGTCCAGCCCTGGCTGTGGTCATCATGGCCACCAGGTTTGATCGTCATGCGCAGTTTGACGACGGTGCCCTTGGGAATCAAGTCGAACGCGCCTTGCTGCGCTTCGGCATCGTTGAAGTCGTTCCAGTTGCTGGAGGATGAGTTGGAATAGGTGTTCATGGGATGTCCTTTAAGCGTTTGAACGTGATGCAATGGAATGAGCCGATGTGTCCTGACCCAGGCACTTGGCGATGAGTTTTCCGAGGTCGGGTTCCTCGATGGCGTCCAGCCGCCCGCTGCGGTCCTTGGATGGATACCCGAATGGGTTGTCGGCACGCGTGACAAAGCCGCGATAGGTGGATCCGTCCTCTGCCTTCAAAATCGCAAGGGTCGCGACTTCATCAAGGACACCGGGCAGCTCCAGGGCGGTCTTGGTGCCTTCGAGCTGCAACTGGTAGTAGCGGCGATTGAAGTCGTCGGTCTTCTCTTCCAGAATGGCCACGTAGATCACGTGCTTGTCCCGAACATGCTGCAGGTGCGTGAGCGCAGTGATCATTTCCTGACCCAGCAGCCCGTAGGCGCCCCGGTTGTCGGGCTTTCCCGTTTTTTCGCTGAAGGCCTGTGGCTGTGTTTTGCACCATGCAAAGCACAAGCGTGAGAGCACTGTCAGGCTGTCAACAAAGTACGTGTCGTACTTGTCCAACTGCGCTGGATCACCGAACTTTCCGCAAACGTGCTCAAAGTGCGCCTGAGAAAAGGCTTGATCAGCACTGGCCGTCGGCATGGGGCCCGCCAGAAATACAACCAGATCACGAAACTCTGGCCAGGTGCGCGGTCGTACGGTGTCACCAGCCCAATCGCGCACAGAAAGGTCTCCGGCCTCCAAGTCCACAAACAGCGTGCTGGCTGCAGGCAGCGTTTTGATCTGGGTCGTTTTGCCGACGCCGGGCGCACCCACCAGGGCGACCTTGGCACTGTGGCGTTCTTTGAGCCGTTCTTCGGCTGAAATGATGGGCAAGGTCATTACGCCACCTCACGAATCACGTCACAGACTTCCGGATTCCAGAGGATCTGGTAGCCAGAGTGACCATTGCGGGAAAATGGAAGTGCTTCGGCCCAGCGGTTGCCCGATTCGGTCAACTCCCACTCGTCGCGGTCGTTCTTGAACTGGAAGCCCAGCGACTGCAAACGCGTATTGATTGCGCGGGCGGACATGCCAACCCGTTCACCAAGTTGCGTCGGATTGAGGCTGCAGATCGGATCATTCGCTGGTGGCAGGACTTTGCGCAGTGACTCGACGGAAAGCCCTGTGTTTTCATAAATGACGGTCAGGGTCGCAGCCATGGCAATTCCGGGCTTCACACCGGGCACCCGGGTGATGGCCTCACCGATGGACAGAATGGCACTGACACGATCCTGGGTCAGCGTCGGCAGAGGGACCACCGACGCAGCCGACACATAGGATCCGGTTTTGCGGATGGATGGCAACACCTCATGGGTCACCCAGCGCTTGAAGCGTTTGGCCTCCGGTTTACGGCTGCCAAGGACCAGATTGAAAAGGCCCGATTCGTTGACCACAGTCATTTCCTGTGCCCCGCCAGGGGTGTGAATTGAATTCACACCCTTTTCATCGTCTTCAAGACGCTCGAGCGCTTTGCGATCCAGGTTCAGCGTTGACAGCACGTCGGCCGCGACGAACATGGGCTCGCCGTTTTCCCCCACGACAACGCGCACGTTGCTGGACTCAAAATTGAATGCCACGATATTCATGACTGGATCTCCTTGGAAATGGTGAGGCGGTAACTGGGCTTGCCGGGTTTGACCGTGCGCGCGGGGGCGAACTGATCCTTGAGCGCCGGTGGCCAGTTGTTAAAAGCGGACTCGGAAACGCTCAGTTCGACGTCCATGTAGTCCTGAACACGTTCACCGGCGGCAACGACGCGCTCTGCGATATCAGCCAATTTCTTCTGGTCCCAGGACACTCGCTTGGGCAGGTCGAAAGTGACACGCAGCGGACCCGCATCTAAATGCGTGGTGCCGAAGTCGCGGCCGGACTCGAGCAAGCTTTGACGGGCTTGCTCACCAAAGCGCTGTTCCAATGCTGTGTCCAGCTTGGTCTTGGCTTTTTTGGCCCAGGCAATGAGTTCATCAAGATTGAAGCTGGCCTCCTGCAGACGCTCCGGCGTAAGGTTGGCCAACTGGTTCACTGACATTTCCGCCAGTTCTGCGGGGTAGAGGCTCAGATCACTCATGGCTAGCCACCTCCGCCGCGATGCGACTTTGGGGATTGGCATACAAGCAGTCATGTTCAAACTGCTCGATGTCGGCCAGACGGTAGAGAACCTTGCCGCCAATCTTGAGGTACGGGGGACCGACGCCATCGGAGCGATAGCGTTCAATAGTGGCTTCCGACTTACTCCAGCGCTGTGCAATTTCGCGCTGAGTCAGATGCCTGGTTTGCAGACTTTCCGATTGCATTTGCAACTCCTTCGAGGTTGATGTGCACCGGTTGCAAGTGCCAGAAAAAGCACTGCCAACCGATGGAATCGATGGTCTCGAAGGGCGTTACGCAGACCGTTACGCGGATTACGTGCGAGCGTTACGCAAACGTGTTTTGTGATGCCGGAATGCAAAAAACCCGGTCTGACTTGGAATCAGAACCGGGTCCTTTGGGGTACTTGCTTGGTGTTTGGGTAGAGGCCTGTTCTCAGGTCAGCCAATGCGCATCATCTGAAGAAATGCGCAGGGCATAGACGCGGTCGTCGGCCCGGTAGGCGATGAAGGTGTCATAAACGACCTTGTTTCGCTGGAACTCTTTGCTGGGACTGAAGGTCTGAGCCTCGGAACCACATGCGTCTTTCAGCGCATCCTTGTCCAGTTCGTGATCCCTGACGTGCATTAGCGCCAGCAGAATCTTCTGTTGGTTTCCAGTCAGGCCGGATTCCTCCCCGTCCACAAATGCAATCGATTTGCTCTCAACATAGCGCAGCGTCGTTCCGGGCTTTGCTTCATCCAAGATTTGCGGGCCAGTCGCACCAAGGCGATCAGCAAAGAAATCAAACTTGCTCTGCGTGACACGCCCCATCGTGATGAGAGAACGGACGTCATACCCAGTCAGGGGCGAACCGTCGGGCAAAGGCAGATCCGAGCTAGAGAGGACCGTGCAAGATGTTGACGTTTTGTCGAGCGAAATCTGCTCCCTCAATCGCGCTGCTACTTCAGGACGATGCAACTGCCGGGCAAAGTACCACGTCTTGACCTTCTCACGGCCCTGTTGGGTCGTTCCGAGCCGCCAAATTTGGTCGTCCCGGATCAGATACTGACCATCCAGCGTCAGATCCAATCCAACCAGCAGCGACCTGACAAACTTTGGGAAGGAAACCTTGTGCGTGTCGGTCAGAAACTTGGGGCCGGTTACATCCTGGCATTCAGGACACCGCAGCGCAACTTTCTCGACGCCAATCTCACGCAGTACCTGCGCCAGCTCAATTCCACACTCCGGGCACGTGACCCAGTCCTTGGACTTGCCCAACACCAAAAGCCGTTCACGCAGGATATGGTCGGCGGCATCTTTGTTTGCTCCTGACCGAAGCGTCTGACCATCAATTTCCGCTTTGTCTTTTTCCAAAAGCTGGCAGAACAGCCCAGTGGCATCAATTTGAGATTGACTCATCCAGTGTCCTTTTTCTTAGCCGGTCAAATTACATCGAGTGCGGTGAGTACCGCATTGGCGATTGGCTGGTTCTTTTCGGACAGGTTCTTGATGGTTGATGAGCCGGATGAATAGAGGTCAAAGCTGAAATGCGGAGCCTTCCCGTCTGGCGGCGTTTCCATATAAACAATCACGCTGGCACCAGTCATGTTGAAAGATGATGCAAATGCGCGGTCATATTTCAGCGTACTCAGCGCCAGTGCAATGGCATCAGCTTGATCCTCTTGAGGCGAGGCCTCAACCTGAAAGTGCACACCGGTTGTGCCAATGGGGCTAAACGTTGCGCGGCGCAACCGCACCTTGTCCACACCATGTTCCGACCAGTTATCCCTGGGCTCCAGCAACCCGTCCCTCAAGGCGTTGAGATTGAACCGCTGCTTTTGAATTTCTTCCGGGGTTATTTCCTGCTTGACGATGTGTGTTCCAAAGAGCTGCAGCACGGCGGCGTGGTTCTTGGCACCACCTTTGACGATGGTCTCGACCTGCCCAGTTGATGGGTGGTAGACGATGGCTGTCTCGAGAGCCACACGGGTAGTGATTCTCGAAAATGCCTTTTCGGAGAAGTGCGCCAAGGCGGTGATGGGTCCCTCAACGTAAATGGCCAACTGAATACTGCCATCGGCAGCCCGGTCGATCACTTCGACATGGGAGCTTTTCCCGCCACCCACCTTTTGGTAGAGCTTGCTTACCTCACTGCTGAATGCTTCAAGGTCAGCACGCTCGCGGGTCGGAGCCAATCCCGGTTGAATGGCATGCTTCTTCCAGTATTTGCCGTTGGACTTTGCCTGGAATGCCAGATACAGCTCGACATTGCGAAACGCCGTCTCCCTGTGAGCGAGTATCCATAGCGGAATCTCTGTTTCGGATCGGCCTTCTAAGGCGGCAACTGCGGCGGCATCTGACTCAATTGCGCCACGCAACTCCTGAATTGCCAGGCGATTGCTCAATAGGTGGGCGCGACGCAGATCATCATGCCAGTGTGACAAATCGGCTTCAATCGCCTTACGCTCTGCCGGATCGGTCACTTCACCCATCGCAGCATCCAATGCATCAACGGCATCGTGAATCGCACTGGCGAACGTTTCGGGCTCTACAGACCAATCAATCGTGATCCTCGGATACACGACGTGCGCCTCGGTGTACTCCCGCAGTGTGGGCGCTGAAATCAGCAGCAAAAACTGCTTTGAAGCGAATACTTTCATTCTTTTTCTCTTCCCATTGTTACGGCCGCATTACGTCGGTTGGGCCAAGAACCGTTGCCCAGAGACACGACGCAAATCAGTGTAGGAGGGGAATTTTGACGCCAACATTATGACTGTTTTTTTATACAGTAAAATGAAAATAATGAAATTTCGCAAGCATTTCCAGACCATGAGCAAACTGCGGCCAGTTTCACGCGCTTCGCTGACGTTGTTAGCCTGCGCTTTTGTCACCAGCGTTGGCGCCTGGGGGTCCGCCATATTGAATCGGATATTCAAGGGCAACTAACCGCTGATCGGACAGGGTCAGATTTGAGTTTTTTGGCTACTTTGCTAGATGCAATTGGATGCCATTTCCCCTGTCCGACAAGTTGAGCCACCTTTGCCTTATAGGCCATTGGACCTGGTGCCTTCTGAGATCGTCCGAGATGTCGAAGTCGGTTACACCACAAACATGCGGCAACTATGTTGTCTGCGGTATCCGTCCCGTCATCTTGCTGAGCAACCAGATGCTCAGCCGTGCACTGCAGATACTTCGCCAACCGGATCGGAAGCTCGAAACCCAACGCAAACTCCGCAGGATCTTTCTCCCACATTGGAAATTGGCAGTAATAGCAAAGGCAGCCTTGCTTTTCGAAGGCCAGACGACGTAAATTTTGGACTTTTTTGGGGTTCATGGGAACTCACTTGATGGAACAAGCAAATCCCCGGCGATGTGTAACGCATCAGGCGGGCGCCGTCGGGTATCCGTATCGGCTATGCGCTGGCATATCGCCTAGCGCGGTCAGGGTTCGCGGGCCCTGAGCAATCGAGACTTTACCGGCCAACTTTCAAAATTGCAAGATGCACTTGTTTCGGCACCGTGATTGGAAGTGCTTTGACATCAACAATCCTGGCAAAAGGCAGACTGCAATGGCGTAGCCATCGCCCAATCAGCAATCGTCACCTGCAATCACCCGCAATCGTCAGCAGCGCTTGTCAATATTGCGAAGCATTTCACGGCTGTCGAAAAACAAAATTCTCATCAAGCATTTTGTTTTGTCCAAACGCCCACCATGACCTCACTAAACGCAATTGATCCCGCGCACATGACCATGCAAGAGCGCCGCGAGGAAGTCGCGTCCATTCTTGCATTGGGCCTCATCCGTTTGCGAACCGAAACGATCCAACCATTAACGGTAGCGAAGAAAAAAGACCTTGGCTTTTCCCCACCACAGCGCGTTCATACAAACCCCGCATCACGAGTCCGCATGGAAATCCGGGAAACCCTGTTGGCTCAAAAAAAGGAGTTTGAATGAACACACAACCCGCGCTGTCGGGCGTGATTGGCCGCATCGCCCGTCTGCCAGACCAGAAGTTTGAAGATATCAAGGCACTTTGGAAACAGTTGTTTGCCAGCCCCATGCCCACACACAACCGGCAGTACCTGGAGCGCCGCATTGCTTATCGCCTGCAAGAGCTCGAATATGCGCAGCACAATCCTGGCCTTCTTGAGAGGAACAAAGCGCGCATCGACCAACTGATCGACAGCACCAAGCCTAAGGCAAAGGCGGGCCGTGGCGAAGTCGTCAAGCTGGTACCCGGAACTATGCTGACCAGAGAATTCGCGGGTACCGTGCATCGCGTTGTCACAATGCCAGACGGGCAGTTCGAATACTTGGGCAAGGCTTACCGCAGTTTGACCGCCATTTCCAACGAGATCTCCGGCACCCGCTGGTCAGGACCAGCATTTTTTGGTCTGCGCGACAAAGCAGCCAAGGGAACGGCCAAATGAGCGCGCCGGAAGGAACCACCAAGAAGCGCCAGCGCTGTGCGGTGTACACCCGCAAATCCAGTGAGGAAGGGTTGGACCAGGACTACAACTCGATTGATGCACAACGCGATGCCGGGCATGCGTATGTCGCCAGCCAGCGCGCCGAGGGATGGATTCCGGTGGCCGACGATTATGACGACCCGGCTTTTTCTGGAGGGAACATGGAGCGCCCCGGCCTCAAACGGCTGATGAAAGACATTGAGCTGGGCAAAGTTGACATCGTGGTGGTCTACAAAATTGACCGCCTCACCCGCAGTCTGGCCGACTTTTCCAAGATGGTCGAAGTGTTTGAGCGCCAGGGCGTGTCATTCGTTTCCGTCACCCAGCAGTTCAACACCACCACGTCCATGGGCAGACTCATGCTCAACGTGCTGCTGTCGTTTGCGCAGTTCGAGCGCGAGGTCACCGGCGAGCGAATCCGCGACAAAATTGCTGCCAGCAAACGAAAAGGCATGTGGGTTGGTGGCGTTCCTTCCCTGGGTTATGACGTTGTTAACCGCAAGTTGGTGATCAACCAGGCTGAGGCTGCCATCGTCAAGCGCATGTTCACAGACTATCCAAAGGTGGGTTCAACCACCATGCTTGTGCAGCAACTGCGAATGGAGGGTGTCACATCCAAATCATGGATTTCCCAAACTGGCAAGGACCGCGTTGGAAAGTTAATCGACAAGGGGGCCCTGTACAAAATTCTGAACAATCCAATATATGTCGGTGACATTCGCCACAAAGGGGTTGCTTACCCGGGCGAGCACGAAGCCATCATCACGCGCGGTCAGTGGGAACTGGTCCAAGCGACGCTGGCTTCCAAGCCCAATGGGGCCAAGAAGGGCCAGGTGCGCACGGAGCGCCCGGCGTTGCTCAAGGGGCTGATCTTCACCTCTGACGGCCGCGCCATGACACCGCACTCGACCAAAGGTAATGGCGGGCGGCTATACCGGTACTACATGTCCACGCGCGACTCCAAGGAGGGTCACGGTGCGTCAGGCGTCAAGATGCTTCCGGCAGGTGAGGTGGAGCAAGCGGTGATGGCCCAGGTTCGCGGCATCCTGGCATCACCGGAGGTGGTTACGCAGGTCTGGCGGGAGATTTGCAAGCGCAAGGACAAGTCTACCGATGGGATGACCGAGATGCAGGTAACCGTGGCCATGAACCGCATTGATCACGTTTGGGATCAACTTTTCCCATTGGAACAGCACCGCATTGTCGAGTTACTTGTTGAACGGGTGATCATTTCGCCCAACGAATTGCTTGTCCGAATGCATCCAAACGGTGTTGAGAATTTGGCTCTCGACGTAATTCGCAATCCGGCATGCGCACGAGTGGTGAAATCAGAAAAGCTGACAGGAGCACTGGCATGAGAACAACTACTCTGGAAATGACTGGCGACCCACTCATGATGCGTGCCCTGGACGGGACTGTTTCCGTGTCCATTCCGATCAAAATTCGGAGAGTCAGCGGACGCTGCCAAGTCGTAGTGCCACAGGGCATTTCCGCCACTGTAGGCGGGAGCGCGACGCCCACTGCGTTGCAAGTTGCATTGGCTCGTGGCCACAGGTGGCTTCGACTGATTGAAAGTGGCAAGGTCGCCAATTTGGCCGCGATAGCCAAACTGGAAAACGTTGACCGCAGTTACGTCAGCCGTATGGTCAACCTAACCACATTGGCACCGGATATCCAGGCTGCAATATTGGATGAAACAGTGCCGGATACGGTCTCACTTTTTGACCTTGCGATCGACACACCGTTGTCGTGGGACGAACAACGTAAGCGCCTGCCTGGCGAAATTGCATGAACCAATTCACAGCTGAGCGTGACTAACGTCTAAATGGACTGAAGTTGTATTCCGGGGTGGGCACAAAGACATGGACTTGGACTCTATGGGGAATGAAACTGTTTGACCGCCAGTTTTTTGGTCTTTGCTACTTCGAATCCAACACTACTCCAACCTCTGCGTAGCAAAGTGCCTCGGTAGTAGATAAGGTCTCTTTTTGCGATAAAAACACCAATCCATCCACGCATGATCAGCGCCAGCAGCATCCCCAATGCCATGCCACCTGGACCGCCAACCGGCACAGCACCAGCCGCACCAATTCCAATCGGGATGGCAATCATGAACAGAGTTTTTAGAAGCCCGTAACGCCAGATCAAGATTGGAGCCGCAAAATAGAATCCGCCAGCGTAGACGAGCCCTGGCCATCGTCGAAAGGGAAGGTCTTTGAAAATGGCAATTGTCTTGTCATTTCGTTTGAGGATCTCAAACTCCCGGACGGCTGTTGGTCCAACCATACCTCCATCGGGATTTTTCCTTCGCATCGATGCAAACAACAAAAACAGCATTGCACCGATGAAAATCTGCGCAACTGTTAACGCCAACATCGCGTGTTGTTCTGCCATATATCCAATGCAATGTTTTGCAGCCTGGATAAGTCTTTTTGCAAAGCAATATTGAAGCGCTGGGAGTGAAGATTAGCGCAGCCCGGCACGGCGATAAATAGTGAGCAATTCGTCGGGGTCGTTTTCAATTCTCAAACCTATAGAACTCAATTCACGGGGAGCGTCACTCAAAACTCTGGAGGCGGTCTTCAGGATCATGGGGTCCGACGACAAAATATCAAAGGATGCCTCGATAGTGGGTGCGTTTGCATTTAGCAATGCATGCTTTTCTGGTACGCCCCAATTCGGCATTGCTCTTTCTATGAGTTCGCCAACCAATGGATTGCCTGCAACCAATTCCTTGATCAGCAATTCATAAGAATGCCGATCAACGGTGAGTCGTTCACTTGCTGCGCGGTTGTGAGATAGCGCTAAAGTTCGACCCAGTTGGCAAGCTACGAACCCTGCAAGTGCGCCAAAACCAAAGGCGCTCGATACGCTGAATAGTGCGCCAATTGATCCACTTCGCACTGCGGTCAAGGTTGCATCCGTCAGACTTTCCCCCGCAAGGCCATGCGCCACAGCAAATCCAAGTAAAGCTGAAGTACCTCCTGCGCCTAGGAAGTCAAGCGGATCCACGTATACGGTTATGGTCTGCCAGGTTGAGACGAGTCCAGCCAAAACATTTTGCACTCCACCTGCAAGTAGCATGGGATTCTGGGTTGCCACTGCGAAACCAATCTCAACACTCCCCATACCAAATGTCTGGCAGGCAGTGCCGAAATCCAGTAGGAGGCTTCCTTGCAACGCATGGATCAAATTCGTGGCACCGTCCGCAAACGCAAATACTCCCACGCCTGTGTCAAAAAGGCTAATCTGAAGCCAGCCTTTGGCGATGCCAGCTTGTTCAAGCAACTGCCCTAATCCTGAATGCGAGAAACCTGGGATCGGAATTCCAGCTTTGGTCGGAAAATCCGTCAGGATGATGTGACCTGCGTGCTTCACGCCAGCACTGGCCCCATGGCTGCTGAACGTTGCTGGAACGTCCAGAAGTAAATCATGCCCAGCCATGTAGCGGTGGCCGTAGCCACTCGCGCAGTCAGCGATCTGATTCTTTGCCAGACTTGGAGCCAGCCCATCGAAGAAATTTCGCAATTCCGTAGCAGGAATGTGCATGTACGCCATTTGTCCTGGCACTACCAATAGATCGCTCGCAAGCGATGCGGTGTCTGGGTTGGCTGTCTGGGTCAGCCCAAAGACTACATCCCCAGCGTCGCCGAAATCCTTACGCCGAAGGTTCACGCTTCACCACGTTAAACAGGGATTCACCATGCTCTGGCCAAATCGCATCAACTGCGCGTGCTGATGAGCTTTTGAGAACCTTCAAAAAGCGATCAGTATCCTTGTGCTTATCACTGGTGGTAGCGAAGTAGGCCGCAATACCTGCAAGTGCGACTCCACCTACCATCCAGCCAATGGGGCCAGTCATTGAGGTCCCAACAAAGAATGCAGATACGCTTGCAAGTGCACCAGCACCCCATCCAAGTGCACTAGCTACCCCGGCAATGACCATGCCAATTCCAGCGACACCACCCCCAGTTCCAACGGCAGTTTTCAGCAGCCGCTGACGCTCTTCATTCGATGGCGCAAGAATGGCGTCGCTCAGGTTGCAGGCGGCCTCCACCTGCGGTGGCGTGATGCGCAATGTCCCCTTAAAAACATTGCGCACAGATGCGGTCAAAATTTGCCCATCAATGTAGGTTAGAAAGCGATCCGCATCAGTTTTTCCGCGCATGATTTCAGCATACTTTGCGTCTATCGTGCTCTCAAGTGCGGCCTTAAATGCCGAGCAGTTTCTGTCAGATTCGGAGAGTAGCGTTGGTTTGGCATTACCAAATCCCTGCGACATGGCATTTACTGCTTCGGCATCCTTTTGTGATTGCGACTTGAGCATTTCCTTGCCTTGCTTGGCAGCTTCTTGAGCCAAATCGGAGGCTTTTGATCCAAGGACGCCCAAAGCGGCCTTTATATCGCCCATCCCAACTTTGCCATCGCCATCAATATCACCGACTACCTTAGCGGCTCTAGCAGTCTCGACAGGAGCACCGCAACCCACACAGGCTGGTGCTTTATCGGAAATATCCCGGCCACACTCACCACATTTGATCATTGCCATGAAACCGACTCCCTATATAAATTAACTGTAAAAGTCTGCACGATCACTTCTCTGAAATCTTGCGCCAGACCAGATTGACCAACAATAAAAGAACTGTAACTCCGGCTGCCATCAACGCCAGACTCATGATCTTGAATAGAACGAAAAAAATTCCGAGCGCCGCAAAGCTCACTGCCGCTCCCACAAACAGTAGAAATATCCAAAACATGGTGCTTTCCTTTCGATTTACCCAAGCCATGTTTGGATGATCCGCCACGCCCTAGACAGGTCGTGTCGTTTTTGCCAGTTGGGACCAGAATTGCAAAATAAAACCTACTTGCAGGCGAACGTGTCGCGCATAGGCTGTAGCGTCTCAGTCACCGACTCAATGAGATCCTTTCGCATCGAATCCCTGGTAAGTCCCTCTTCAATGGCCAACGCAGCGATGTCAATCCCAACGCCAACCGCAACACCCGTAATCGCCCCTGCGACCGCACCTAAAAAAGTCCCGACTACTGGCACGGCTGACCCAATAGCGGCACCCACGCCTGCGCCAGCTAACGCACTACCGGCTTTTCCTGCTGCTTTCTTGGCGACGGCCTTAAGTAAAACCTTGCTGCTAATTTTTACGCTGGATTTGGTCATTACTTTGGCCGTCAACTTTGAAGCAAACACCCCACCAATCAATCCAACGGCCGCACTGGTAGAAAGACGGACTTTGGCTTCGTCGAGGTGCAAGGACATCTGCCGTGTAGACGTATCACTGACAACCTTGCAACCACGGTCAACGATATTGAGGCGGTTTTCAATTAGCAATTTCTGAACCGCGCCATTGGCTTCATGCAATTGCATCCACTGATTCTCATATGCTGCCTGCAGCTTTTTGAAGGCGTCGTCCTGCTGCAGCTTCCCAATCACCAGTTCATTGACCTTTGATTGGAGGAAGAGGTCAACGTTCCCAGACAGAATCATGGCTAGCCGGGCGTAATCGGCGCCAAGACTGAAATACCAATTGAGGTAGTCATCGACACCGGCCGCGATGTTTGTATCCAACTGGGTCAGCTGTTGGCAGGCATCAAGGCCAACGGCCGCCAATTTCGGAGTTGCCAGCGCGATCACACTCGCCACTGCCTTCACCGTGTTGATGTGATAGGTGATGCCGTCAATTTTTTCACAGGGTTCCATCGGTCGAATTGCCAGCGGACTGTCCTCATTCTTAGCGACCTGGTTTGCATAGGCAAGTAGCTGGAAGAAAGAGCCTATCAACACCGCCGCCACAGCCGCCCACACCGCCGCATTGGCGGGGCCAATTGAAGGCGGCTTATTGCTGGAATGAACGCCATCACCTATCGTGCGCCGTAACTCATCGCGAGAGAGCGATACCCCGGAAAGTGCGAGCGCCACCGAAGCAAACACCGTCAATGGCGCAAAGAATAAAGCCGCCAGTACCTTCCAGAAACTTTGCCCCGTAACGCTTGCAATCGATTCCTGTGCAGCTTGCCCATATGCTCCAACATCAAGCACCCATTTCACGACCGATGACTTCGCTCCGTCCCACTGAATCTGCAATTGATACACACGATCCAGATAGGGTATGTGGTCAGTGCTGGAAGTAAGAAGCGCGATGCACACGTAGGTGGCCGTCAAAATCACTAGAAACGACAATTGCGTAAACCAAAAAACCCACCGGGTTGCGTAGACCTCCTTTGAAAACTGTGGTTCAGCCTTTGACTGTGCCCAGCGATGAATGACATTGAAGGCAAGAGGCGACAGCACTACCAACAACCATTCAAACCAGCCAAAGTAAGCTGCTTGCAACAGCGTTAGCGCGGCAAGTAGCACAGCACCACCAGCCTGCAGCAATATGCTCAATGCCCGCCGACTACCCCATTTATACAAAAACGTATCCTGCCGGAATTGCCCCAAAAGGATCAGTCGTTGCACTGTGCTTTGGTGCCAAAGCGCCAGCATCATC